ATTGTTTAAGATGGTTCTTACTTGGGAAGGATGGCAAACGAGCCGAAGCAAATGATCTCGTACCATCCTTCTTAATCTTACCTGGCGATTGCCAAGTGGTTTTCAATTCAAGGACTGAAAGAACGGAACTAATATCCGCAGATGAAGATTGCTCTTTACCTTTAAAATCCTTGAAATGAAGATCTGTTCTTCCTACTATCGGAAGTGAAAGTCTTTCCTCAACATGATTGATACTATCTTCTGCAACAACATCTGTTCCTTTGTCTGCACCAAGTTGATCAAATACTATAAAAGCTTGTTGTATTGTTTGAGGTATTGTTTCTAAATATTTCTCTTTTTTATCTCTGTCTTTGTCATTGACTGGAACATATTCTTTAAATTTCTCCATTGCTTTTTCAATAGCTTCTTCTGGTGATAATTTAATATGTTTGTGAGGTGCTAGTTTTTTTTGATTAGGATTAAAAGACCAAACCGTATCTGAATAACGATATTGAACTGCATCACCGACAGCTATTCCAGCCGCCATATTTGCATTACCGTCAAATTCTCTTCTCATTGCTTGAGTGCAAAATAATCTTGAGTAAACGTAAAAACCTAGAGGTAATCCTGATGCTGATGGTGAATGATGGTTTATTTTAAGAAGCTCATTAAGTTTTGTAAAACTATCTAATCTTAAATCCTCTAAAGGATCAGAAACTTTATTTTTTATAATCATAGAAACTAGTTATTCCTATGAAATAAGTTATTATATACGAAGTTCTCTTAGTTCTATGAAGTTATGAAGTTTTCTTAAATTGTTTAACTTCCTGATGTTCCTGAGTTTCCGTTGCGAAGTTTATTACTTTGCTATCAATGTAATCGATGATCCATTCTCTTCTGTAAAATATAATGTTTACGTCTTTAAAAAACATAGGACCTCTTTGTGATCCAGTATCTAAAGTTATTTGTCTCATGTTTGATAAGGTTTCTAATGGCACACCAAATTCACGTTCTACCTTAATAGGTGTCAGCATCTCCATTCTTTGATGCGGTAATAACTTTTTTTTATCTAATACCATTTCTTTTAAAATTCATTAATCCTCTTTTACATCTAAGAATATTATATCTAGTGTATTCAATAAGTAATTTCTCTGATGGTCTAAGGTTTTTTATTTTTTTGTCTGGTTTAATTAAACTCATTGGATCTGCATAAAGAAAAAATCCTCCATCAACAGCATCTTTAATAATTTTATCAAAAGACCTGGAACTTATTTTTATCATTTTAAGAGCCTGACTTTTATAAAATACTTCACCTTTTGCTGAACGCATTATAATTAAATTTAAAACTTTCCACTTGTTTAAATCTTTAGAAAAATAACCTAACTGTGAACACTCTTCGGATTGTTTAAGATTAATTAGTTGATCTCTTGCAAATACTTGAAGCATTTTTCGACCTATGGTTGGAGTTATATTAATATCAATTTCACTCCACATCTTTTTTGTTTTTAATATTAAGTTTTGATTTCTTGCTTCCTGATTTAATTTCATGATTTTCTTTCATAGACAGAACTAGCAGAAAGATTCGGAAAATATATACGTAAGTTCTGCACGTATACTTTTTTTGTCAAGCTAGAAGTGTATAAACTGTAAGTTGTATAAATAATATTTGACTATCTATCTGAGTGTATTAATGGCTTAACTCAACACTTTTTGGCTATGGTAAAGCAAGTATATTTTAAAGATGTTAAATTTTCTGGCTATTCAAATTGGCACAGACAACAACATAATTTAATTGCGATGTCAGATTGCGATAAAGTTTCTATTTGTAACTCTTGCCTAACTCCGTTGTTTCTTGCTGAGACAGTATTTAATAATAATCAAGGATGGAATAAACCTCACAAGGTAACTAAAAAATTAGCAGATATGTCTGGCATACCAGCTTTTATTATTTGGTATAAATTAGAAGAAGATGTTTTAAAGTTTGTTGATGTCAAAAAGATTTCTCCTAATTATCCTGGTGGTTACTCATCCGATCCTAAACGATTAGATCCTGATCAATGGCTTGAGTATTTAGAATACAAACAAGTTGAACATTATCCTTCTTGCACAAACCAAGAATTATTTATTAAAAAATTAAAAGAAGATCCAATAGCAATTACAAGGAAGGCTTATGCGTCAATTCTATATTAGTGATCCATCAATATTTGACCTGGATATGTCAGCGTTTGATTTTAGATTATATTCTTATCTATGTAAAAACTATGATCTTAAAAGATTAACTCCGTTTGTTAGAATGGTTGATTGCGCTGATAACTTCGAAGTTCCAATGGACAAGATAAGAGACAGCTTACAAAGATTGTCTTTAATGAATATTGATTACAAACCGTTGATCACACATAAGAACTTTACTTATTTTGATATGCCTAGATACAAACATTTCCTGGAGAACATAAGATTTAAAAAGGATTTCTCAAACAAAGGTTTTAATAAAGTTAAACAGAATATTTACACTTATAGGAATGGAGAGTATGACAGCTGAGACACAACTTAAAGCTTCCGTATATGCTCTTAGCAACATCATCAGTCTAATTGATGAGGCAGCTAGGACTGAAAGGTTCTTGAGTGGTCCTAAGCCTCCTAGAGCTAGTAATATGTATGATTTGCTTGAGGCTACTTATATGCAAGGCGACTGGGCTTACTATGAAAAGAAATTACTTAAACTAAGAGCAACACCGAGACAAGTTACACGTTGGGAGTTTGCGATAGATTGTTTGACTGCTATTGAACATGACATATCAGAAGATCCTATTCTTGATAGACAGATAGTTTGGATGAAAGCTAACAGATATAAATGGACACAAGTTGGCAAAGAGTTTGGATTTACACGTCATCAAATCAAAGCTAGATATACAAATGTCCTAAGTAGGTTGTGCGATAAAATTAAGAATAATAATAAAAAGTATTGCAATCTTAACAGAATTTTATATCTATTGGGTTAATCTCCAAATCTTTTTATAAAAATAATAAACATACTAAACAAAGTTATAATCCTAGTATTGATTATCTATCTTTGACCAGTATAATAATAACTACGTAGCTAGTAAAACCGTTCCAGTACGGATTTAAGTATATATAAATTAATATCTTTACATTCCAAAACCGATTATGGCAGCGAGACATAAATATAGATTGCAATGTCAAACTATAAATAAACAGAATAAACTACCTTGCAAAGCATCAGGTATTAAGATGAATAACGGAAGCATCCGTTGTCGTATGCATGGTGGTTGGAGCAACGGACAAATAACAATAGAAGGCAAGATCAAAGCTTATAAGAATTTACCACAATTTAAAAAACTGAATGACGAAGAAATTAGAACTTACATTACAAGTAAGTGATGACATAGAGCGAATGCTTATGAATGGAACACCTTTAACTTCCATTTGCCAAACTAAAGGTTGTCCAAGCTTATCTAAAGTTTATGACTGGATCAGAACTGATAAGGACTTTGCGGCTAAGATAATGACTGCTCGTAAGATAGCAGCTCAGACATACTTAGATAAGATGATAACTGAACTCGATAACGCAGATGCGAAAAACATTTCCGTGACGCGTGAGCGGCTAATCCATTACAGATGGATGGCTTCGAAGCTTGTAGCAATCTACGGAGACAAGCAACAGATCGAGGTAGATCAGAAGATTGACATTACTTGGCACAATCCAGACAATGATAAGAGTTATGAGAATGAGATTAAGACAGTGTCAGATGTCGGTATTGTTTAGACAAACACAGACTTCGCACACGACATGAGGTTCGATTGTTTAGAACTATTATAAAGAACAGAGAAACATAGGACAACAGCACACGTACCAGCACATTTATTTAATTAAGTGTTTGCTTCTGCGGATAGAGCAACGCTTAACACAAATACGTTTATTCCTGGACAGCCTTTTTAGCGTTTTTATTTAATGGTCATACCCCAGAATTCGTGCGCCGACACTATTACATTATTCATCGGTAATTGAAACAAACAGACAGACAGATAGCCATGAGCAAATATATTAAAGACAAATACAAGAATGTGACCGCCATCAGCTTTACCGCATACCGTAATGAATTGATTATAACATTTTCAGGATTTGAAGAAGAAGAGGATTTGCAAGAATTTAATGAGTTTGTATTCAGGTCTATTAGTATGCCTTTAAGCATTGGCGAAGATGCACCTACTATTCATTAATGAAAATACAAATACCGTACACACCTCGTAAGCACCAGGCTTACATACATCAAGAATTAGACAAGCATAGATACGCTGTACTTTGCTGTCACAGAAGATTTGGTAAGACCGTCATGGTTCTGAACCATTTAATTCGTGCAGCCTTAACTAATACAAATCACAATCCTAGATATGCATATATAGCACCAACATATAAACAGGCTAAATCAATCGCATGGGATTACTTAAAATTCTATACCAAGAATATTCCAGGCACGAAATGGAATGAAAGTGAATTACGTTGTGATTTAGTTAATGGCGCTAGGATAACATTATTGTCATCAGAAAATTTTGACAGTATTCGTGGAATTTATTTAGATGCTTGTGCAATCGATGAGGTCGCTCAAGTTTCGCAAGGATTGATAGATGAAGTTATTGTACCAGCTTTATCAGATAGAAAAGGCAAACTATTTTTAATTGGTACACCAAAAGGAATGAATAATATATTTTATGACTATTATCAAAAAGCTCAAGCAGATCCTAAATGGTTTTTATTTAAAGCTAAAGCATCTGAAACAAACATTGTTGACGAAGAAGAATTAGGTAACGCACTTACCGTAATGGGTAAGGCTAAATACGACCAGGAATTTGAGTGTAGTTTTTTAGGAAATTTAGAAAATTCTATATTTGGAGATCTGGTTCAAGAATTAGACGATAAAGGCAGTATTGGTGCAGTTCCTTATGATCCAAGTTTACCAGTAAATACCGCTTGGGATATAGGCTATAACGATAGTACCTCTATTATCTTTTTCCAATTGCTAAACCACCAGATTAATATCATTGAAACATACGAAAACGATAACGAAGCGTTACCGCATTATATAAAGTTTCTTCAAGATAAAGATTATATTTACGACACCCATTATGGACCACATGATTTAGATATTCACGAATTTAGTAATGGTAAAACAAGAATAGAAGTAGCAGCCGCTCTCGGAGTTAGATTTAGGATTGCTCCCAGATTACTTTTGGAAGATGGCATCCATGCAGTTAAGATGTTGTTACCAAGATGTAAGATTGATAGCGATAACTGCGCTGATCTTTTAATAGCACTCCGTCATTATCATAGAAAGTTTAATGACAAAGAAAGAATTTTCAAGTCAAAACCAGTCCATGATTTCAGCTCACATATGTGTGATGCGTTAAGGTGTCTAGCAACTGGACTAGATGAAAATAAAACAGATAACAAAAACTTACAAAGAGTAGCTGATAGCAGTTACCAAATTATATAATTATGTTAAAAAAAAAGAAAACTAAAAAGAACACTCATAAAATGCCTAATGGTAAAACTATGAGTGGTAGTAGCCATAAAGCATATTTAAAGAATAAGAAAAAAAGGAAATATTAATTATGTCATTCATTGCTAAACTATTCACACCGAAGATGCCAACTATGCCTGTCATGCAAATGCCAGAAGTAGCTGACGTTCCAAACTATGATGATGAGGATAGAAAGCTTGAAGCTGCTAGAGATTTAAAAGCAGCAGCTAGAAATCGTAAAGGTAGATCTTCTACAATACTAACAACTAACTCTGGTCTAAACGATAGCGATGAAGATGAGATTAGTAAAAAAACTTTACTAGGATAAGTCATGGGCGGATTTAGCGGAGGAGCATCAACTGGTAGTGGCGGAGGCGTAGGACCAGCTGGAAGAAAAACATCTGGATCTTATGGAACTACAAGAGATGCAAGATCAACATCGAGAAGAAATGAGTTTTCAAGTGCAGTTAAAAAAGCTGCAAAGTTTGTAGCTACTGGAGGAATTGCTGGAGCTATACTTCGTGGTATTACATCTGGCAGTAAAAAAAAGAATAAAAAAGATAGTAGCGGAAATGTTTATAGTGGCGAAGCATTTGGATATAATGAAGCTGCTGAAAAAAAAGATTATAAACCAAATTATTTTTCAGGTGGAGGCAAAGACGATAATCCTCAAGGTATCGAACTTGCTAAACAATCTACAACAAGTGCAAC